CTCCAACCGTCAGGTTATCAGGTAAAGAGCTTATGTTTGTACCTCTCAAGTCCAAGTTCCCTCCAACCGTCAGGTTATCAGGTAAAGAGCTTATGTTTGTACCTCTCAAGTCCAAGCCCCTACCAACCGTCAGGTTATCAGGTAAAGAGCTTATGTTTGTACCTTCCAAGTCCAAGTACCCTCCAACCGTCAGGTTATCCCCATTAACTTCGTATTTAATATTGGTTTGTTCTAAATAATCTTTAAAATCCATATATTCTCCTTTCAAAATCTCTTTAAAATACCCTGCGTTTCCACAGGGCAAGGTGAAAAGATTTCCGATTTTTACAGATATCGGGAAACTGTGCTTGGAGGTGAGGTAAAATTTATTGGATTTAATCCCTTATTTTAAGCGTTTTTATAGTCTTAGGTAGTTTGACTAGGGTCGGGGGTTAAAGTTGTCTTATTTTTTATTTAAAGCTTTGTATTTTTGAATATTTTGCTTACCTATTTCTGCAAATCTTTTATAAAATTCTTTTTGTTTTTCTGTTCGGTTTGTCCAAGGTCTTTGTTTATCGTAATCAATACCTAATTCTTTGCAGCAATCAGGGCACAGACGCCAGTGGGGCGGAATATCTCTTACTTTTGTATAATCTTCCGCCACAAATGCGTTATTACAATTCTTATTTTTACAATAGTGGACGACGTAATCCATAGCCTCTCCTTTCAACAAAAAAGCACCAGTTAAGGTGCTTCAAATTAATTTATGTATAATAACTATCTATTCAGAGAAATATTGTGTCAAATAAGCAAGATATAAAGTCGAAATAGTAAAGAAACCTTCGGTATTTATGTAAAAACTATTAAATTTAGTACCTGCAAATTTGTTTATAATCGAATTAGCTATTTTGATTTCTTTTTTATATAATCTGATTTGTTTATCATTATTATTTACAAAGTCTTTGAAAAGCTTTAATTCTTTTTCGTCTAAACTATTTAATATATCAAAGAAGTTGGGTTTACCACGATTAAAGTATTTTTTTATTAAATTCAGCCCATTGATTGAAATATATGCCTTGCCTGCTAAACGTCCAGATATACCTTTCGCTGAGATAAATTCGAAATTTTTTATACGCAAGCCGTTTATTATATCTATTTCTTCCATTCCAATGTCTATAGATGTTTTTTGATGATAATAAAATTTTTCAAAAATTTTAATTTCTTCATAGTCACAGGTGTCAAAAAATTTAATATATTTTTCATTTTTATCTTTGGCAGTTTGATTTAGTTCCAATTTTTGTTTTTCTATATCTTTTTTATCACAATATTGATTGTATATTTTAATTGGTATGCTATATACCGAAAAAAGCCATAAGGCATATAAAATTTGCAATAATATACTGTTATGTGGAATTATTGAATAATTAAAAGCCCATTTATTGAGTGCAATTGTTAAACTTGTCAAAACAAATAAAATCATTGCAGCCCCCTTTCGTGGTAGTTTAAATTGTGATATAATAATTTCACTGAAAGAATTTAAAAATTTTTCTAACATAGCCATTCCTTTTAATATTATAATTCATCAAAACCATGATAACATAAGGGATTTGGCTTTTTAAGTTCTTAAGGCAACTGTCAAGGATTACTTGACAGCTGATATTAAAAACTTAGTTTCGCTTGTGCCAAAGTAATGTCGTTGTTAGCCTGCCTTTGCGAAGGGCAGGGGAGAGCGCATTACGCACATTATTCAATTGTAATTCTGCCACGCTCTGCTTGTGGTCTTACTGTATGAAATTGTCATTGTGCGGTTGTACATCATAGAAAAACATGAAATGCCCATTTAGCATGAATTTAGCCAACACCCCCTTTCATAGGGCGGAAAGGAGGTGATTTTATGGCTAAATCATCCAGATACCGCTCTGCGGATACTGGTAAGTTTGTTACTAAGAAATATGCAGACAAACATCCAAAGACTACTGTCAAGGAAACTGTAAAAAAATCTAAGTAACAGACTTGGAGAGGAGAGAGTATTGCTTTCTCCTCTTTTATATGCTTTTCTATTGTCAAATGTACGAATGTAAATTTTCGCATAGCCGAGCCAGCCTTAAATAAGGCTCTTTTCAAGACCTTCTTTAAAATCTAACCCTTTACTATGCCGTTCAATCTGCCTGTTACCCTTGCTATGCTTTGCAATCCCGCTTTTTATGGTTGGTCGCCTCAACCCGCTTAACATCAGGTAATATTTTCTTGAACATACGTCAGGTTTGAAATATATTTAGTTAATCGTTTTGTTATTTCGTTACTGACAAATTTAGTATAATACATTATGTATAAAATGTCAACAAAAAGTATTTAAAATAATACAAAAAGTGGAGAAAATATTATAAAAATGAAATATGACAAGCTAATTGAGCGTTTACAAAAGTTAAAAGGATTTACACCTAAACAGGCTGAATTATGTAAAATTTTAGAATATACGCCGTCTAAAGTTTCGGCAAGAGCACAGCGTAACAGTGATTTTTCAGATGAAGAAATAGAAAAAATAGAAAAACATTATGGAATATCATTAATCGGGAACAATTCTGATGATTGCATCGAAATTGATCATATTCACATAAATCCTTCTTGTGGAAAAGGTACTGTTGTTTTAGACGAAGCAGAGGTTACGCCAATAAAGTTAGGTACACAAATGATACAATCTGTATTAAAAATATCTCACCCACATAACCTTAAAACATTCAAAGCTTGCGGGGATAGTATGGAAAGTATAATTGAAGATGGAGATATGCTTCTTGTAGATACAGGAAGAACGGATTTTAACAACGGTGGAATATTTTTGCTTACAATTAACAATGATTGGTTTGTAAAACGACTTAGAAAGCGTTTATCTGGGGAGTTAGATGTAATTTCTGATAATACAAAATATCCAGTCGAAACTTTTAAACCTTATGATGATATTGAAATAGTCGTAAAAGGCAGAGTTGTTAAGAACTTAAGCAGAGGATTGTAAAAAAATAAGATTGAAGCTATTATTTTTTTATGCATACAAGATTAAGAGTTATAGATTATTAACAACAAAATACCGATTGGCAGGAATTTTGAAAATATGGCATAATGTATTGCATGTTGAAATAATATTTTTTATATGTTAAGTTAATTTTACAAACTAGGAGAAAAGATGTCTATTGGTAAAACAATTTCTATAAAAATTAGCAACTATAATTTGTCTACTGAAGAATTTGTAGAAATAATCGAAAAAATTAATAATAGTAATAATATGCACCTAACAGAAAGTCCTCTTGATTATGCATGGGGATATCAAAATGATGATAACTTGAGAATTAACTTCTTTAGATCCAAACAAAAAGTAGAATTTGTTTTAATTTACGAAAATTATGAAGAAATTGAACAATATATTTCTATGATTAAAAGTTTTATCAAATTTCCAAAACTTGATTTTAAATTTATCTCTTTATCTTTTGGAATGGTTTATATTGATTATCCTGATATTAGTTATAAATTTATCGTTCCGGAATTTACTGAGAATGACAAATTAAAATATAAATTATCTACTGAAATTCATAACATTGAAAGTGGTGAAGTTTATTTATCTGCAAACTTCCATTTTTATGATTTCTTAAAAATGAACAAAAATCCCAAAGATACTATTATGAATGATATACTTGGTAAATTTAAAACTTATTATGACTTATTTAATAAGATGGTGGAATGTTAGCATGGGAAATGTAATTAATTTTTGTAAGTTAAAAAATTTTACAAGAAAAAAAGGGCAAAATATAAATATGGATGATACTGGCTCTTTGGAATGTCCTTACGCCAATCTATTTAACATTAAATTAGACAAATTGAATAGTAACTTAGCTACTGCGTTAACTGCTATAGCTTTGGTAATCTCTGTTCTTATTTTTTCTATTAATTATGGATTTACGTCACTGAATAATTCTGTTAAAAGTTATCAAAATGAAACAATTGCTAAATTTGAACTTATTCAGCAACAATTAAAAGCACAAGAAGAATTAAATCAAATGCAAATTCAAAGAGATGTTGCAATTGAATTTAAAAATCAAAATACAAACAAAAAATAAAAAAATACGACCTTCCAATTAGCCCTGAAAAAGTTTTGGGAAAAGAAATCGCGAAATCTAAAGGCAAAGGAGGCGGAATTGTTGACCCTATAAGATATGAGAGGATATATTAATATTGTTCAATAAAATACTTCAAACAGTTGTACATAATAAAAATTCATGATATTTTTATTAAAACTAAGGTTCCATAATGAGCATTAAAAGAGTAATATTATGAAATTAATAAAAAAACTTGGAAATATAGTTAATTATGATAGAATTGGAAATTGTTTAAAGTTTAAATTATTATGTTTTAATATAAATTTTAAATCACCATTTAAGAAAAAGAATTATTTTATAAGTTTAGGATACAACTGCTTTATACGTATGATCTTTACCAGATATGGGATAAAACCGCGTAAAAAAGACGGTGAACTAACTTGCCCTTTTGATTTATCTGTTAGCCCGCATAAATCTGTAGCAGAGTTATTAGAGAATAATTTTGTGGATATTTTAGACAATATTGTTTATAATAATGAATACAATTGCTGGGAAAATAAAAAATATTCCATTTTATACCTGCATTATAAAGATGTAAACATAGACGGTCTTAAAGAAAAAATAGAAAGGCATGTAAATAATTTTAGAAACCTTACAAATACCTCTTTAGATATAAAATATTTTATAACTTGCTACAATAATGAATTTTCAGTTGATATATTAAATAGGATTTACAACGCATTATTAAAACTACGAGGGAATAAGCGTTTTAAGTTTTATGTTTTTAATTTTATTGATAAGCATTCTACAGATAAGAATATATTAAGTTTAAATAAGAATATTATTTATAAAGAATATGATGTTGGTGATATTGTCGAATTTTATAAAAACTGGTACTTGCCTAAATATATCAAACCAAAGATTTTAAAAAAAATATTTAATGATATAAAATAACAATTTTAATTTACTAAATTATGAAAGAAACATCATTGCTCAATAAGCTACTAGTTATATCTTTATTCCTTTTTACAATTGCACCGTGTTATGCAAAGCGATTACATCCAGAAGCAGAATACCAAAAAGCTTGGTGCGACAAACGCGGCGGTCTTATGGAATACAAATTAAGCGACAAAACCCGTGTTGATTGTTTGCTCCCCAATATGGCTGTTGAATTTGATTTTGCAAACAAATGGGCTGAATGTATCGGACAGGCTATTTATTATGGTCGACAGACAAACAGGCAGGCAGCTTGTGTCCTCATTATGGAAAACGGAGAAAAAGATCTTAAATATCTTTATCGTTTACGCCGTGCTGCTTACAAAAAAGGCGTAAATCTACGTACATTCACGATGAAGCCCGAGCATCTGTGCATTCCAATAAACAACAATTTAACTAAATAGATAATTACATTTCCACTATTTCATGGAGTTTAAAAGTGTTCTTAAATAGGTTATAATATCTAAAGAAATATCTTGCTCCAAAAGGATTTTTATTATACAATTATCTTAACAGAGTAAGGTAGGATAAAAACTTGATAAATTTGGGTATAATATTGAATAATATTTACCTGAAGGAGTGTTTATGATGCAGAAAGAAAAAAGATATAGTGCTTTGTGTAACGCGGCATTAAATTATCAAAAAGGATATATTCATCAAACAGAATTTTTAAATCAATTCAGCTCTTTTATCCTATGGAAGTTAAATGCGGCTGTAAATCCTTATATTAACAGGATTAATAAAGATTACGAAAGGGCATACACAAATGGAAAATAATGAGGGGATAAAAAATCCTCTATCTGAAATGGCTGAAGAAGTAAACGATGCAATTAAAGATTTACCGGATGATAAAAAAAAAATTGTGCAACGTACTATATCGCTATCTATGCAAGGAGTTATGCCAATGGCAAATCCAATTATTGATAAAATAACTCCTGAACATATTCAAACCTTAATAACTAATGCAGATGAGGAAGCTAAGAGAGAAGATGCCGATAAAAAAGATATAAGAAGATATAATTTAATTATAACATTCATAGTTTTAGTATTTTTAGCCATTTTATTAGTTGTATTTAAAGATAATCTTGACGGTATTTCTAAAATAATAAATCCTATTATAGGTGCAGTGTTAGGTTTTGCAGGCGGTTACGGATATGGATTTAACAAAGGAAAACAAAATTAATATTTTCAAGAGTAAGATAAAAAAGAAGGAATTTCGGGTATAATATTCTTAGCTGAATGTTTATTGACGGATTTTTTAGAATGGTGGTATAATAAATAGAGGTTACAATTATGAGTTGCACTGTGCCAAAAGCAGATTTCCAAAAAGCTGAAAATTTAGCTTCTGATATATTAAAAAAATATTGTATTGAACAACCGCCAGTTGTCGCAAAAGAATTAGCGGAACTTTATCGTTTAAATGTTGTTCCTGTTAACTTTGCACAAATTAATCCAATGTATAGTACTATTTCAGGCTTTATTGATATTAAAACCAACAGATTATTTGTTAACTCAAATGAAAGTGCAGTAAGACGTAACTTTACTATAGCTCATGAATTAGGTCATTATTTACTTGGGCATACTTCCAGTTCTGAATATGCAAATTTATTATTCAGGAGACCTTTAGAAGAACAGGAGGATCCTATTATAGAACAGGAAGCTAATTGTTTTGCAGGGAATTTATTGGTTCCTGAAATTTTTCTAAAAGAAGTTATACAAAAATATCCTTTTGCAACTAATTCTCAATTAGGAAATATTTTTGGCGTATCAGATACGGTTATTAGAATTAGAAGAAAAATTTTGGGAGTTTAGATGGCATTGAATAATAATGAAACTCACGAGCAAGGGATGCAACAAGTAATTGATGATATTGATAAAGCTCAACTACATTGTCCCAATTCAGATAGTGCAGAAGGTCAAGAAATAAAGACTTTAAATGATAAAGAACAAGCTGAATTAGATCGTTTTAAAAAAGATACAGATTTAAAAAAAACATTAACTATATTTGTTATTGCATTTACTTCAGTTTGGTCTATTGCTATTCTTGTATTATTATATCTTTTAGGCTTTCATAAAATATATATTACAGATGCTGTAACTATAACCCTTTTAACAGAAACTCTAATGACTGTTTTAGGGTTACCATTAGTTGTTACATCTCACTTTTTTCCTAAACAAAAATAATTTAAAAAAATTATATTTAAACTATCAAACGAGGCAATAAAGCCTCTTTTTTTATGCACAAATTTCTCAAAAAAAACTCACACTAACTCACACTTGCTAACACCTTGAAAATGAGTTAATGTTAAGATGTCAAAGTTTTTATATAGGACAATCCTTAAATAATCGATTTCAGAGAGCCTCATTGTGAGCCTCATTTTATTGGAAAGTTTTACACTCTCTCAATTTTTACTAATAAATCTCAATCTTCCTCTTTAGTTTCATGAGGAATTGCTCTCCTTTCGCGGTTCCTCTTTTTATTGGTGAATTAAATGGTAAAAAATTATATTTAGAAAAATTATGCAAATAAAAGATTTAAAGCAAGACAAACGGAATTATAGAAAACACAACCAACAGAATTTAGATTTAATCAAAAAATCTGTTTCAGAAGTTGGGCTTGGAAGAAGTGTAGTCATAGACAATGAAAATGAAATTGTATGCGGTAACGGCTTAGTAAGTACGCTTGATAAAAATACACCGATTAAGGTAATTGAAACTGACGGCTCTGAATTAGTTGTTGTAAAGCGTACAGATTTAAAAACCGATGATGAAAAAAGAAAACAACTTGCTATTATGGATAATTCAACCTCCGACAGTTCGGAGTTTGACCTTGATAGCTTACAAGCTGATTTTGATGTTGAACAGTTGCAAGACTGGGGGCTTGATGTTGAGTTTGAGAGTTTAGAAGAACAAGAAATTATTGAGGATGAAGTTCCCGAAGAAGTTGAAACAAAATGTAAATTAGGCGATATTTGGCAGTTAGGTAATAACCGTTTAATGTGTGGGGATAGTACATCGATTACAGATGTTGAAAAGCTGATGGATGGTGCTAAGGCTGATATGGTGTTCACTGACCCGCCGTATGGTATGAAAAAAGAAAAAGACGGAGTATTAAACGATAACCTTAATTTTGACGATTTACTCGAATTTAATAAAGAATGGATACCTTTAACTTTTGCAAATACAAAAGAAAACGGCAGTTGGTATTGTTGGGGTATAGATGAGCCGTTAATGGATATTTACGCGAACATTTTAAAACCAATGCAGAAAGAAAATAAAATCACTTTCAGAAATCTTATAACTTGGGATAAGAACAACGGACAAGGGCAATTAAGCAAAGGATTTAGGATGTATCCAGTAGCAGATGAGAAGTGTCTATTTGTGATGCTTGGGCAACAGTCTTTATCTGAAACGCAAGACAAATGGACAGGAGAATTTGATTGGTTGCTTGATTATTTAACCAAAGAATGTGCAAAAGTTGGATTAAAAAAAGGGCGTGCTTATGAAGAATTTATGGGAAGCACAAACAAAAGCCAACAACATTTGAGCAAAAGCCATTTCGGTTTAATGCAAGAAGAAGATTATAAAAAACTTCAAAACTACGCAAGAGAAAAGGGCATTGATGCTTTTAAGCGTGAGTATGAGGATATTAAGCGTGAGTATTATGCTAATCGTGCATATTTTGACAACACACACGATAATATGAATAATGTTTGGCACTTCCCCAAAACAAGCCAAGAGGAAAGAAAACACACGGGAGGACACGCTACACCCAAACCGATTGCGTTATGTTCAAGAGCAATTAAATCAAGTTCGAGAGAAAATGAAACTGTTTTAGATCCTTTCGGCGGTAGTGGTTCAACCCTTATTGCTTGTGAACAATTAGACCGTAAGTGTTACATGATGGAATTAGACCCGAAATATTGTGATGTAATTTTGCAACGTTGGGAAAATTTTACGGGGCAAAAGGCGGTGTTATTAAATGGCTAAGAAACGAGCAATGAACGAGCAAGACAAAATTAATTTAGCCAAAGGTAAAAAGTTTTCAAAAGAAAATCAGCCGAGCCCCGAAGCGAAGCGTAAAGGGCACCAAAAAAAGAAAACAATGCGTGAGATGCTGGATTATCTGCTTGAAAAAGAATTGACCAGCAAAAACGGTGAAAAAGCCACAACTCTTGAAGCAATGATGACCGCAATGATTAAACAGGGATTGAACGGCAATGTTAAGGCTGTCGAGTTTATTCGTGATACGACCGGACAGAAACCGACAGAAAAGGTTGATGTTGACGCAAAAGGAATAAATATTGTAGTTGGAAGCGATGAGGATAAAGAATTGTTAGAGGATATCTGATGTTAAAGTTATCGCCTGTTTTTAAAAAAAACGCAGCGGCACTTAAAGATGATTACAGATACATTATTAATCAAGGCGGAACATCAAGCACAAAAACATTCTCTATTCTTCAATTACTAGTTACCTTATCGCTAAAATACAAAGTTAAAATCGATATAGTAGGTTTATCGGTACCGCATTTAAAAACAGGCGTTTTAAACGATATGCCTGATGTTTGCAGCCAATTTGGCATAGATTTTTATAAGTGTTATAAATCATCAGATAAAATCTTTCAGGCAGGTAAAGGAATAATAACATTTTTATCATTTGATAAACTCGGTTCAGCTCACGGTGGCAGGCGTGATTTTTTGTATCTGAATGAAGCAAATCATCAACACTATAATATTGTTGAACAACTTCTTATAAGAACACGTAAAAATATATTTATAGACTATAACCCGACAAATGAATTTTGGGTTCACGATAAAATTTTCAAAGATGAGCCTGAAAAAGCTACTTTAATAAAATCCACCTATAAGGATAACCCGTTTCTTGAACAGACAATTATTGACAGTATCGAAGCTCGTAAAGGGGATAATAATTTTTGGCGGGTTTACGGGCTTGGTGAGCTTGGAATTGCAGAGGGACTTGTATTTGAAAACTTTGAAGTAGCTGATTTTGACAAAAACAGGTTTTCAAAATACAGATATGGGATTGACTGGGGGTTTTCAAACGACCCGTTTGCATTTGTTGAATGCGCAATAGAACAAAACAGGCTTTATATCTGCAACGAAATTTATCAAACAAAGCTTTTGAACAAAGAAAGCTCTGAACTTGTTAAAAAATACGTTAAAAACGAGCGTATTATCTGCGACAGCGCAGAGCCTAAAAGCGTTCAGGAATATCAAAGCTACGGTTTAAATGCGGTTGCCGCTAAAAAGGGCAAAGGCAGCGTTTTAAGCGGTCTTAAATACATGCAGCAGTTTGAAAAAATAATCATTCATCCAAGCTGCACAAATGCGATAGCAGAGTTTAAAAATTATCAATACAAACGGGATAAAAACGGCGATTTTGTAAATGATGAGCCTGTGGATGCGTTTAATCATTTGGTCGACGCAATCAGATACAGCCTCGAAGATGAAATGAACTTTAACACAACAAAAGTAATAGGAATGAGACCTTTTTAATGATTGATTTATTTTCCGTAAAACTCAATAAAGATTATGACTTCATACAAGCCGACGTTCCAACTGGTTCCGGCTCTTGGCTTTGTACCGAAACAAACGGCGATTATGTTAAAGGCTATTCTTATGAAGTAGTAGAAGGTGTAGCAGCACGTATTGAACAATCACAGGATTATTTAATCAATAACTCTATCTATTCAACGATTGAGAGCGTTTGCAACTACCTTAGCAACATGTTTTTTGTGAAAAATCTTGCTAATACATTCCCAATGTATTGGGATAACATAACATTAGAAAATTTTTATTATGATTATAATTGCATATTCTCAAGCGGTTCATTGACCTTTGATAACGGTAAAATCTCACCCGTAAGCAATATAAATACAGGTGATTTAATTTACGTTTGCGGTCAGCGTAACCGCTTTTTTAGTTATGTGACAGGTGTCGAGACAAACTCGGTAACTGTTGATAACCCTGCAATGGTGAACACTACAGAGCCTGCGACAATATTTGTTTCAGGTTTACCTCAAAGCGTTGAAAAAATCATAGCTCAAATGATTTCTTATGATGTATTCAATAGGGAAGCTCCGAACGATTTACAAAGCGAACATATCGGCAATTACAGCTACACAAAAGCCGATTACTTAATTGGCTCAATGGCTTACCCGTCTGAAATTGTTTCAGGGCTGGAAAACTTTAAAAGAGTGAGATTTACGTAAATGAGTTTATTATTAAAGGTTGTCCTTATTGCAATACAGTTAATATGCTTATTGCTAATGAGTTACAGTAAGGACGTTAATTATACAATCAAAACAGGCGTTATAGCTCTGATTGCAACAATGTTAATTGCAGGTTTTTAAATGTCTTTAAAATCACGTTACAAAACAATAAATATACTTGAATACAAAGAGCCTTATTTTGCTAACCCCGGTGAATGGGTTACAAAAGGCATTTTCAAAGGGCTTATTCAACCTTCAACAGGCTCAAAGGTCTACAACAACGGAAAAGACACTACAAACGTAGATGCTTTGTTATTCTGTGATATTTCAGTAGCGTTTGAGGAAAAAGACATTTTAGAGTTTAAAGGCATTCGCTACAAAATTGCAGGTGCACCCGTAAAGCCTGACGGGATTACTGGCATTGCTCCCAAAAGAGGGCAGCACGCAGAATATAACCTTGTTTATACTCAAGAGAATTTATAATGTCTACAAAGATTAGTTTTAATTTACCTGATTATAGCCTTGTTTTAAAGAATGCAACAACCGCAACGCTTGATGAAGCAGGGTCTGCTATTCAAGACGAAGTACAAAAATTTGACGGCTTTAAAAACGTCAAAGAAAATGAATACAAACGAAAGGTTATGTATTATCCCGACAAAAAACAGGTTATTGCTAATGCTGATTACTCAGCAGCTCTTGAATACGGCACCAAACCGCACGTAATCGAGCCTAAAAGCGCAAAGTTTTTACATTTTAAAAAAGACGGCAAAGACGTTTTTGCAAAAATTGTTCATCACCCAGGAACAAAACCGCTTGCAATTATGCGTAACGCAGCTTTGAAAGTTCAAAAGCAAGTAGGCGGTATGTTTATAAACAATTTCAAAAATAATTTAGGTAAATATCGGATTAAATAATGTTTGAGCAGCTTTTATTCGAGTACATAAAAGAAAATTTTAAAGTTGAGGGTTTTAACGTGTCTTTCGGTTACGGTGAAATCGAGCCAAAGACAAAAGAGCCTTATATTATTCAACATTCGCTTGGTATGGACGGCACAAGGCAGGTTCTTTGTAATGAAGATAACTACACAGACGGTGAAAGCTTTACACAGTGGAATATCTACACAACATCACAATCAAGTGCAGATTATATTTACCAACAGTTATTCAAATTTATTGAGAATATAACGCAAATTGGCGACTATAAAATCGGCTTAAACCAATACAACTCAAGCCGAACAATGACAAATCCAAATATCGGGCTTTATTCAAGCATTTTAGCTATGCAAATACAATATTATAAATAAGGAGAAAAACGGAGGCTTTAGCCTCTGACGTATGTACAACAAATGTTGACGAAAGTCGGCAGAAAGGGTATAAAAATTATGGCAGGACAAACAAAAAGATTGGTAGGTAAAGACGGCGAAGTTTACGCAGCAACAAAAGGTGAACTGGTAGAAGGAAACGGTTCAACTCCGTTAGCAGACGGTTATTATATTGTTGCTGATATAGCGGCTTCCGGTTCAGCATTACCTGCAGGGCTACAACCAGGCTATGTTTTCAAAGGATCGAAAACAATAACACCTGCAGAAGGTGACAAAGTTATTCCTTTAAATTTGACTAAAAAATGTGATATAACAAATTTCTCTGTAGAATATTCCGCAGATGAAATTGACGTAACAACGCTTTGTGATAGTGAAAGAAGTTATAGGGCTGGTTTTACCGATGCAACAGGTTCACTGGAAGGTGTAACAACAATTAACATTTCAGAATATTTAATGAGCAAATTTATCCCGATTGTTACTCAAACAGGAGATACGGTTGAAGTAACTGAAATTGACGGAGATAATTTGTTGATGCGCCTTGTACTTAACAAAAAAGACGGTGATATTCTTTCTTATTTTGCTCCCATTGCAGTGACTTCTTATAACATCGGTGCAACTGTTGACGATGCGCAAACTTATACGGCTAATTTCAGAAATACACCTGATGACGATTTGAAACCGTGTATTTTAAAAGAAGTAGCGGAAGCATAAAACGGGAACGAGCGAGTAATAAAAGCGAGTGACTATCATCAGAAAATAAAGTCCAACGAATATTGACGAAAAGGGTATAAAAAATGGAAATTGAAATACAAAACATTGAGGAAATAATTGTAATTCCTGAAAAATTCAAGGATATTGAAAATCCGCCAATGTTTATTTTTAAAACACCAAATGCGGCAGATATTATTGATTTTCAAGTGTTTAATGATATAACCCGCACAGCTTCCCGTTGTTTTTTGAGGTTTGAGAATAAACCTACCTTGAAAAAGGACGGCAAATCTGTTGATTACAATTCTTATGCTGAATTTATCGGGTTGGGCGCTAGCGGCGTTGTTAATGAAATTCATGCGGAATGCTGCGCAAAATTACTTCCCATAATCTTAGGTATTAAAGACAAGGCGGAAAAGACCGAAAAAAAGTCAAAATAGCTTGGGAGATATATAAAACAGGGGATTTAACATTGGCATCGCGGGAAGGTGATAAACTCACCTTTCTCGGTGATGTCAAAAAACCTGTCGCAGTTGGTAAAAAGCGTGATTTATGGGCAAACCTTGATGATGAATTTTTTCAAATTCTTGACTTATGGCGGTGGCACAGAGCACGGCTTATAAATATAAATAATTTACCCTACGGCAAAGCAATAGGCATAAGGTATTTGGTTGAAATTGATATTGTAGAACGTTCAAAGGTGTTTTAATGGCAAATAACGACGGCAGAGTAATAATAAACATTGATAGCAACGCTCAAAAGGTTGCCAAGGATTTTGAAAACCTTTCAAATGATACAACAAAATATGAGCGCGTCCTAAGAAATGTAGCAGGAACTTCAAACTCAACTTTACCTGTTTATGATAAAATCCGTACAAAATTAAAAGAACAGCAACAAGCAGCGAATAATGCTGTTACTGCTTACCAAAAGCTTACGAATGTTCAACAAAGCGGTATCGGTTTTAACCAACTTAATACCGTTACAGGTTCAGCCATTGAACGTTTGAAAAATTTGGCATTACAGGGCAGACAAAACAGCACAGAATTTCAAAAGCTGGCAAGTGTTGTAAAAAACGCAAATAAACAACTTAATAGTGCTGACAATGTCGTTAATAAGGCTATTGGAAATACTCAAGGTTTAGCTTCTTCTTTTTTAAATCTTAACACAGCATTAGGGGCTTTAAGTATTGGTTATATTACCAACAAAATTATTGACTTGGGTAAAAGTGCAGTTGATACTTCAATGGATTTTCAGGCACTTGAAAACCGCATGAATGCCGCTGCAGGAAATAAATCTGTCGGATTTGATAGTTTGGATTATATCAGAGAACAGGCTGATAAATTAGGCTTGGAATTTAGGACAACCGCCGACAGTTTTGCAGGCTTTGAAGCAGCAGCTTTAAGAAGCGGTTTAACTCTTGAACAAACTAAACAAATTTTTACGGATGTTTCAACTGCTGCAACATCTATGCAATTGTCAACCGAAAGAGTGCAGCTCGTATTCAAGGCATTAGAACAGATTTCAGGCAAAGGCACTGTTTCAATGGAAGAATTGAGACAGCAATTAGGCGACAGTTTGCCCGGAGCTTTTGAAATCGCTGCCCAGTCTATGGGAATGACAACACGTGCATTCTATGATGCAGTTGCAAACGGCGAAGTATTATCATCCGAATTTTTACCGAAATTCGCTAAGGCTATTAAAGAGCAATTAGGCGGCAGTGCGGAAGAAGCATCTACACAGTTAAGAGCCAGCTTAAACCGTTTAAACACAGATTTAATGGACAGTTCCAATGCTTGGGGAACACTTTTACAACCTTCTGTACAAAAAGGTGTAGAAGCTCTTAGAGATGCTGCACAGGCAAGTACTGAATTCGCACAAAAATTACAAAACCCTCTTAATACCCAATTGGGGATTATCTCGCAAAATATTGAGATAGTGAAAGATGGTTTTTCAGGACTAATTCAAACAATAGGCAACTTAATTCCAGGAAGTAATCATTTAAGTAAAATATTCGCTATGATGAATATTAACTTAGCTAAATTTGGATTAACTCTTAGCTACATTTTAACTCCTTTAAAAATTTTTGAGGGCGATACAACATTTAAAGATTTAGGGAAAGATTTCCAAAAACTTAACGCTCAATGGCGCGGATTAGATGAACAATTAATTCAAGTAATATCTGGCAAGTCTAATCCTTTAGACTTCAGCAAACAAATTAAACAAGTTAATTCCAAGCTTAAAATCCCCAGTAATTATACTCTAGGCAATAGCACGGGAGATTTAGGGAACAATAAAGATAAAAAAGGCAGAGAAAAACGACAATTCACAATTTCAGAACAGCTGCAAAAATCTTATAATGATGAATTCAGAACTTTGGAAGACCTTGCAGCTCAAGGTATTACAAGCGGTAAAATTTGGGATAGTCAGGTTACAAAAGTAAATAATCTTTCTGCAGCACTTGAACGGGTAAAACAGGCTACTGATTTAGCCGTTTTACCACCTTTTCAGGCTCTGAATTCAGAAATCCAAAAAGCACAGGATAAAGTTAACAATCTTGCAGCTGCAAAAATTGTTAATTTAGAGGAACTCAAAAAAGCTAAAGGAGAATTAACAGATTTACAAAAAAGACTGCAAGATGTACAAGATGCCGCGACTATAAGCCCTTATCAGCAAAAGCAAAACAGGCTTAGTAACTTACAAGCTCAATTACGTGATATGGCTGCATCTGGCTTGACAGGAACTACAGGTTTTAATCAGCTTAAAACAGCGGTGAGAGAAGCAGAAAATGAAATCCGCAGAATAAATGCTGACGTTACAAATGCAGTTGGTTTGTCTTGGTCAAGTGTTTCAAGCACTATTTCAAGCCAGTTGTCTTATGCATTAACTACGCCTTTACAGGAAGGTGAAAACGCGTTTGAACGTTTTGGCAATGTTGCAATAAATGTTATTCAACAAATAGCACAGGCTTGGCTCTCAAGCAAATTGACGAGTTTATTCGAAAAATCAGGTAGTAACAAAAGTGGCGGATTATTCGGTAAACTTGGCGGGTTAATTGGCAGTATTTGGGGACCTGCAGGGTCTGTGGCAGGCGGTGTCGCAGGTGGAGCAGTTGACAAAGTTGTCGCAAGTGCAAACGGGAATGTATTCAGAAACGGAAATGTAATACCATTTGCAAAAGGCGGAGTTGTTTCAAGCCCTTCAATGTTTCCTATGGCTGGAAATCGTACAGGTTTAATGGGTGAACGCGGAGCAGAAGCTATTATGCCCCTTAAACGTACTGCAAACGGTCAACTTGGAGTACAAGCACAGGCAACACCTGCAAATGTCAATATTTACAATCAATCTGACACAAGAATTGAAACAGTGCAAAGACCTAACGGCGATACTGACATCTTTATCAAAAGAATTAATAACGCCCTTAGAAGTGAAAGAACACAATCGGGCTTTAGCTCTGCTTTACAGCGAAACCAATCAAGAGGAGTTCAGGCAAGTTAATGGAAAATTGGAAATGGGGACAGATTAAACTTGACGGATTTCAAAATGAGTTCCAGGAAGGTTATATAGAAGTAACACCTGATGCAGGACCGCCTTTCCGTCGTGAGCGCTTTTCTGATATTCAAGATATTGTAAAAGGGACATTCACACTTCTAAAAATCAAATATATTGATTTTATGAGTTGGTATAAAAGCGATATAAAACAAGGGGCTTTACCTTTTAAATATTTTGATTGCAGAGTTGGAAGGGAACGTGCAGCAAGGATTGTTGGGAAACCTACTTTTTCAAGTAATTCTAAATACTATGATGTTTCATTAACATTAACATTCGACAGTGAAATTTTTTATTTAGACAGAGTATTAGCTGCTAATTATGATTTACCGATTATCGCAAACGGAGCTTATTTAACAACACAGGCAAGAAGGGCATTATGACGCGTTTTGAACTGGATAAAAACTCATTCTCCCGTTATCTCGGCAGAACTGTAAAAATGCTTATTGAGTTGACACATAGCACGTTTGACGAACCTTTTTATTTCATCAATGATACTAAAGAGTTAACAATTGAGGGTAAAACATACCAACCATACCCGTTTGATATAATATTACCCTCACAGACAGAAACTCAAGGGACCCAAATTGTATTATCGAACGTACAAAATCTTGCTGCAAACGAGATAAGAAAAACAATTAATACAAATGAAAATATAAATCTTGATTTATATATTGTAAACATTGAAACAGAAGAAACAGAGAAATACCCTGCAGGTTTATTTGAACTTTTTGAAGTGCAGATTTCGCCTGAAAGCGTAACAGGTACTATTAATATTCGACATAATCTTGATATTAATATCAGTACTGTCAATTATTACAGGCAAGTATTCCCAAATTTATTTTTATGAACTATTTACATTATTTTCAAAACTCAAAATATGAACTGGGTAAATATGATTGCTGGACTTTTATTCAAGATGTTTTTAAAAACGAACAGGGCATCACTTTACCTGATGTACCTGTTTTTGATGATCCTGATAATGAAAGTCTGCTTAAAAGTAATATTAAGCATATTCAGCTTGAAAACCCAGAAAAAGGCTGCTTAGTTTTTGTTAAAACAAAAGCTTACGGACACGTCGGCTATGCAATTTCAGAAAAAGAATATATGCATAAAACATCTAAAACAGGCGTACAAATAACGCCAATTCCAAAAACAGCAGAATACTTTAGAATTATTAAATAATTATTCTATAACCAATAATTTTTTAACTACTTCATAGTTTTCTAATGCCTTACTAATTCTCGCTTTACTAATTTTTTTCGTAGAATATCTGGCGTCTCTACTGTCCCGATAAAGACTTTCATAATAATAAAGTACATTAAGCCTTTTAGCCTCTGTTTCAGAAGCAAGCCAATTTTTTATACTATCGTGAGAATTAATTGAATTTTTAGGAAATTTTTTGTTGTATAAATAAGCCTTTGCTATACACAAAGCACTATAAAAAATAGCAACCAATTGCCAACCATCAAATTTATTACTATCTTTTAAAAATTCATATAAAGCAAAATTTTCATCGGATTTAGCCAAATAATCAGTAACGTAAGTATCCATTAAAACTCCATTGCACTTTGAGGTAATGAAGATTTTTTATCTGAAATCATATCTAACGGATAAATAAATAATTCAGGAAAATATTTATATTCTTCTTCCCAATTGGTAAAAATTTTCATTATTTTATCTTCAATGTCAAAATTTTCTTCTTGATAAAAAACATAAATTTCAAGTTTTTCATTAGCTTCATTAAGAAAAACGCTGTCTACAGTTTCAGTTCTTTTGATATCCGATAACATGCAAATTAAATCAAATAACAATGGAGTAATCTGATTACTTGTATATACACTTTTTTGAACTTTAAGTTCATCACATCTTGTAGACATATCAAACCTCTAATTTTACTAACATTATTATTATAACTGATTTGTATAATATATCCTACCCTAATTGGATTATATTAAATAAGCTTGGAATAGGGCAAGTATATTTCATTTGTTAATAATATTATTCCACAATTAAATGATATTAAAACTCTTTGTTTAAATATGCATAGAAATGTGCATTACATTAAATAAATATAACTAAACCTTATACTTTTTAGAATTCTATCTTGACTTCTTCGCCGTTATCTTCAAATATAAATGTTAAATTTTGGACTTTGTCTAAATCTAAACCCATTGCCAAGATACGCAGGCTTTCTCCTGATTTAATAGTATAATTTTTAGGAAAATCACGCCAGTATGGATTTTTTTCATAATCAATTGGATGCTCTACATCATAGAATAATGAATAAATTGGGACATATAGTTGCCAATACTTAAAGCCCCGAACGCCCATTCTAGTCCAGTGACTTTTACGTGTGATATTTTTATTTGCATGATATTCACTATCAATGCCTTTCAAATATAAATCTTTTCCTGTATTGTTTGTAATTACATATTCATACGGAATGCCTAATTTATATGCATGTTCAAACTTATACACATTTTTTTCAATTTTAATATTATTTTTATTGTAAATCGCATTTGATGTTTTTTCTAAATTTATTTGTTTCTCATATGGCTCATAAGGCATTGTATTTATCCATTTTATATCAACTGCTGAAAAGCAAGGATTTGCAAAAATAAAAAAAGATAATAAAACAAAAATCTTTTTCATAAAATCACTCCTTTTTTACCAAATTAACATAAAAAAACAATATGATACGAGTTATTAAAAGAAATCTTAACAAAAAGACATTAACAGAAGAAAAATGGGATTGGCATTTTGCTTTTTTCCATTTTAAAAATTATAAAAATGTCTTTATTAATGGAAAGCCATTAAAGCCTTTTTATATTTTCAGAAATGGAGATGTTATTGAAATTATTGAAAGACCTTTTGGGGCAGGATTTTGGATTGGAGTTGTTGGCATAATCCTTAAAGTCGGGACTTTTGTTGCCAGTCATGCAGCCTGGATAGGAGCAATAGGACTTACTGCCGTTGCAGGAGTTGTAAATACTATATTAACTCGTCCTAACTCAAACAGTACCACCCAAGCCAAAGAGTACAGCTCTGCAACACAACCTGAACTTAGAGGAGCAAGCAATGATATTTCAAACGGGTGTCTGCCAGTTGTTTTCGGAAAAATTCAGCAAACACCGTCTTACGGACAACTACCTTACAGATTAGTTGTTGACGGTGCATCAACAAACAAATACAGACAATATTTTGTCGCAAATTATAATAACGTTGTTTACTCTGATTTTAAACTCGGAGAAACACCCCGAACAGATTACTCTATTGACTATTTAGACATAGTAAGCGTGAGCGGTTCTTCTAATTTTATCGGGTTTGATAATGTCAAAGCTGTTGATGTCAATGAAGAATTATCACATAACCCTGATGAACAGGTTAACCAAAATGCACACTATGATTACAATGAGATAACATCGGGTAAACATTTAACTTTAAATTATGTTTTAAAATTTTCAAATGTAGATATTAATGCCTGGTCTGATAAAACTTTCAGAAACACTGTCAGAACAGTTATAAATGGAGAAAATAAAGATTTTACATCAGATGTTACCATAACAAGAGATAAACTTGTAAAAGATAAAGATGATAAAACTTATACTTATAACGGTTCTGTAGAATATTGGGCAGGAGATGAGGCTTTTCAAGAAATTGTTTATACAAATTATGCTCCTGTTTCTAACACGCGTAATAACTCTGCAGAAAACACTAATGAGCTTGACTGTTTATATGTTTCCGAAAACCTTATTACAGATACTTTAAATCTAAATACCACACTAAATTTATCAATCAATAAATATCAAGGGACAGTTTCAGAGGTTGTTGTAACAAGCCCTGAAAATACTAAAGAAGTAGATGTTATTATAGGCTTTTCTCAAGGTCTGTTTCATCAGAATAATGACGGTTCACGTTCTTCACGCTCTGTAAAAATCGAAGTTATGTATAAGCAGGGTGATGGAGAATATAAGGCATTAAGCGAAGGAACAGAGCTTTACATAAGAGATATTAACGGAGATAAACAGCCTTTAAGTACTTCAAATACTACAGTAAGTGGTGCAGAAGTAACTATGCACAGCCCGGGTGATATGAATGTTGCGGACCAGTTGTTTTACAGACCGATAGGATTTACCTTACCAGAAAAGGGTAAATATACAATCCGCGTTCGTTCTGCTGATTATGCTGACAAAACAAATTTTGATATCGGGTCTCCGACCTGTGCTGAAATACAGTTTTATGTTGACGGAAAAGTCTTAGACGAAAGTATTTTACCAAAAGTAAACCAGATTGCATTTGAAGCAACAGCATATAAAGGTTTATCAGGGACTTTAAAGAAATTCAATTATATAGCGGAAGCACGTATTCCTGTATGGGACGGGACAAACTGGGATACTGTAAAAGAAAGTGAAAATCCTGCAGCGATTATCAGATATTTGTTAACGGATAAATTGGTTAATCCCCGCGCAATAAGCCCTGAATTAATCGACAATGAAAGTCTTGTAAAGCTTTATAACTGGTGTGAAGAACAAGAATATAAAGCCGACGGGATTGTATCAGAAGCAACAAAGACAATGGATGTAATTAACGAAATCCTTAAAAATTGTCAGGGTGCAATGATACCGCTACTTAACGGTAAACATACATTTGTGATTGACGGAGATGAAAAAATTCCTAAGGGAATGTTTAACCAACATAACAGTTGGGATTTTACGTGGTCACCTAATGTCGGCAGATTAACCGAAGCTATAAGAGCAAGTTTTACTGACAGTGAAGATTATACACAGGATGAAGTCACCGTATATTGGTATGACGGAGCTGTCCACGAAGAAATTAAAGAGGGGACGACTGATGCTGACTATTTACTTATAAAAAAAGATTTAAAATACGTTACAGACCGTGCAAGCGTCTTAAAAGCGATTAAATATGAGCTTCTTTGTGTGCAGACAAAACGAAATAATTTCGAGTTTTCAGTAAATTTAGAAGCTTTAAATATGACGCTGTTAGATAGAGTGTATATTTGCAACAGTTCAAATATGCAGAATGAAAGTACAGGGCTTATAAAATCAGTTATCACGGAAAAAGGAAATATAACAGGGTTTGAATTTTATTCGGACATTGAAATTCCTGAAAATGCAAAAATCATAATTCGGTCATTGGATTATGATACAGAGCAGCCGGTAATCAATATTTATGATGTTTTAAATACAGGTTATACAAATTCTGCAACGATTGAGGCAATACCGAATAACGGCATAATAAAAGGTGCGGGAGAAATTCAAGGGTTAAAGGACCAATGGCATTATGACGGTGATTTGTTCACCCTCGGGCAAAATACAATCTATGACTGTGTAATAACTGATATTAAATACAACGAAGATAACACTGCAACACTTACAGCAAGGGACTATTAAACAATGATTGACAAAGAATTACTTAAAGATGACGAGTTAAAATATCGTCTTAGTTTGCGTTCGAAAAATAAACCGGCAACGTGTTTTGAATGGCAAAACCCGTTAATGGCTGACGGTGTACCGATTTATGCAAGACATAAAACAACTTATTCGGACCCGAATATCAGAGTATCATATAATAATTTTCAAGTAATTCAAAAAACTAAATCGGGTTATCTTGCAGGAGATATTCAACGAATATATTCGGATGATATCCCTGAAGAAGTGAAAGAAAAGTATAAAGAATTTGATAATCTAAATCATTTTAAAAGCTTTCTCAAAAAGCTTATGTTTTCTTGTACAGGCTGGGGGAACACATACTCATTATGTTATCTTGACGAACAAAACAGAGCAAGAATTAAACAAATTCCCTCCTGGCAAGGTAAGGTTATATACAACAATGACGGTGAGCCTGTAAAAGCTTATGTTTATTATGACATTGACGAACGCAGACATATTTGGGAATATGACAGTCTTTATGTAACAGAATGGCTTGCGTCAAAAAGCGGTGCTTCATATTCTGTAATTTCGGAGCCGAAAGAACACGGATTTAAAGGGATACCGCTCGTTGAATGGCCGAATAATGACAACAAGCAGGGAAATTCAGAAACTGCAGTTCCTTTAATGGATGCTTATGACAGGTTAATGTCTGATAACATTACAGAAGGGGCAACATTAAGAGCAGCATATTTACTGCTTAAAAATATGGGCTTAGTAGATGATGCCACTAAAGCTGAAATGCAAAGAACAGGTGTATTCTTTGGAGGTTCCGATGCAGAAGCAAGCTTTATTACAAAAGATATTAACCCTGAATTTATAAAATTCATTGTTCAAGAAGTCTGGGCAGGAATTTGGATTGTAGCCTCATCGGTTGACCCTAAAGCCTTAGCAAGTCTTTCAAATGCTACAGCGTTTCAAATTTCGCAGATGTATCGAAATATGGAAGAAGACTGCAAAGACACAGAGGCTGAATGGAAAATATCGCTTGAATATGTAGACAGGCTTTTACAATCCTACTGGACAGGGCTTGATGTTAGAAGCGTTAACGATTACTCAACAGAGGACATCAATTACAATTTTAAGCGCAATATCCCAAATGATGTTATGACTTGGTTAAAAGATATGTTGCAAGCTGGCGGAAAACTACCGCAAAAAGAAATATTCATAAAAGCAGGATATACCGAGCAAAAAGCAGAAGAACTTGTGCAGGAAGCTGAAAACGAAAGTTACGAGATGTTAGATGAAGCAACCGTCTGATAGAGATATTAAGGCTTTACGCCGAAAATACAACGAACTTATAGCACAAGCTCAAGCAAAATGTATCGGCGATTTTCAGGCAGTAAGGGATTATGTTTTTAACCAGTTATCGAATTTAAAAGGAAATGACGCATTTTATCAGGCCTTGGAAACATATATCATAACCCGCTATAACTCAATGTTTCTGCAATTAAAAACTGATATTGTCGAAAATTACAATCAAGCAGGGATTATCGAAACAAATTTTGCAGAAAACACAATGGGCGAAAGATTACGTTTCGAGCCTGCATTAGTGGCAGTATTGCCCGAAAGCAGACCATTTAAAATAACAAACCGTATTCTTGCGGAAAAATCTGTTTTAAAACGTTCCCGTATTATGGCTAATCAAGTAACACAGGCTATTGCGGACAGTTTCGCAAACGGTTCATCTATTCAAGCTCTACAGAGGGAAATCGACATTATAATGGGCTTTCGCAATAAAGACGGCAGGATAAATGAAAAAGCCAAAGCCCTTATAGTTCAAGGCAAGTTCTCTCACAGAAACGGTCATATTTATGAAACATATCGTATTGCAAGAACTGAAACAATGCGTATGGCTCATATAAGGCAATATGAAATATTTGAAGGCATTGAAAGAGATGATAAACGATTAAAACTTTATGCTGTTCTAGACAGCCGTACCCGCTGGCAGTCTGCTGCTATGCACGGACAGATTTCAGACAAAAGAGGTCGTTTCAAATATCCTGACGGGATTTATTACAGACTGGGCGAACAGCCAAAACAGTGGGCAATAAACGATAGAGAAACTACAGCGGTTGTATTTCTTGATAACGCTGACACAGCAAAAGAATTAAAAGCACAGGAAACACCTGAACTAAAAGATTTTAAAGGATTTTACGAAAATACAAAAGCGGTAGCAACAGCTTTAAGAAACAGTGTACCTGTTGACAAGATATCTACAAATTATCTGAAAGATAATATTACAGCAGATTTAAGAAAACATTATGTAGTTGCAGGACAACTCAACGATACTGTAAAAAATCTTTTAGGAAGTGAAACAAATGAATTGCGGTTATCCTTTGATAACTTTGTGAAAAATCAGGCTAAACATCCGGACATTAATTACTCACTTTATTCAAAAGTAAGTCGTTTGATAAACAATTACGACAAGTACTACTTTAACCGTGGAAATCTTATTATTGAAAAAATATATCAAGGTAATAACATACTTATAGCTCTGAAAACAACTAAAAATAAAGCTGAAAATTACCTACTTTCAATGTATATGGCAAACCATAATAAAAAACAATAGCCCGATTATGAGGACTCCCGCACCCCTCTGTCACCAGTTGGCTCGGTTGGGAGATTTACCGTATCGGACTATCAAACATATTATAACGTTTTTTCAAGAGAATTTCAACCCTCTCCAAAGGGTTATTTTGCATACAAAGATACAGAAAGGACTAAACAATGACAGACCCAGCAAACGGCGGTGCCATTGTTGATGACGCTCAAAAAAGCGGCACAACTGACACAGACGGACAAAACAACAACGGCGAAAATGACGTACAGACACAGCTTGACGAAATGAAAGCACAGCTTGAAGCACTGAAAAAAGAAAGTGCAGGCAAGGACAAAGCTATCTCAAGATATCAAAAAGAAATTGAAGCAGCTTCTCTTGCAAACAAATCAGCAGATGAACAACTTGCGTATTACAAGGAGCAAACATCGGCTTATGAGCGTAAAGAAGCATTTCGGCAGGCATTCAAAGAAACAGGACTAAATCCTGATGAGTTCATTGAAATAGTTGACGAAAAAGACGCAAAAGTACAAGCGGAAAAATTTGCAAGACTTTTGAAATCTCATAGTGATGAGAGTGCCAAAAACGCACTTGAAAGCTTCAAAGCAGAAGAACTCAAAAAGAAAGGTTCTGTTCCTCAACCAACAGAAACACACACTAAAACACACGCCGATGTAAATGCTGCAATCAGAGCGGCACTCGGCAGATAATAAGGAGACTAAATTATGGCATTAGATGCAAAAGTTATTTCACGTACTAACGCTGATGCGTTAATTCCTGTAGAATATTCCAGAGAAATTATTCAGAATATCCCTCAACGTTCAAAATTATTACCTTTAATGAGAAGGCTGCCAAATATGTCTGCAAAACAGAGAAACTTACCGGTTTTGTCAGCATTGCCGACTGCATATTTCTTAAACGGAGATACAGATCAGAAGAAAACAACAAATGCAGAATGGGACAAAGTTGTATTAACAGCGGAAGAATTAGCAGTTATTATACCTATCCCGGAAGCAGTACTAGATGATGCTTCTTTTGATATATGGGGAGAAATCAGACCGCAAATTGAGGAAGCATTCGGAATAGCAATTGATGCTGCAATAGCATTCGGGACCAACAAACCAACTTCATGGCCAACTGCAATAGTACCCGGTGCAATCGCTGCAAATAACAAAATTGAAATTGGCACAAATACTGATATCGCAAGCGATATAATCGGTGTCGGCGGTCTTATGGATTTAGTCGAAAGTGACGGATACAGAGTTAACGCTTTCTTTGCTGACGGAACAATGGAAGCACAGTTAAGAGATTTACGTGATAAGAATAATAATCTTTTATACTTACCGAGCTTAACCTCAAATGTACCGTCTTCAATGATTGGCAGACCAATTGAATACGACAACCAAGGAGTATTTAACACAGAAGAAGCATTAATGGTTGCAGGAGACTTTACAAAAGCAGTTTATGCTATGCGTCAGGATATGACATACAAAGTTCTTGACCAGGCAATTATTCAAAACACAGACGGAACAATCGCTTATAACCTTGCTCAACAAGATATGGTCGCTTTACGTTGTGTTATGAGATTAGGCGTTCAAATTGCTAATCCTGTTACTCGTAAAAATGCGGATAATGCGACAAGATATCCGTTTGCAGTATTACAGCCTAAATCTGTACTTGCCGCAAGAGTTAATTCTGCAAAAGTAAATGAAGGGAAGGCAGGCAAATAATGACATATGAAAAACACGATTGGCAAGCAGGAGAAGTAATCACAGAAGCTTTACTTGATAATATGGAGCAAGGTATCTATGACGCTAACCAAATTGTTGGTTTAAAAGGTTCTGCGACAACAGTTGAAGAACTCGCGACAGAAACAACGACAGATATTAAAAATAAAGTTAATGAGATTATCACGCAGCTTAAAGCAAGAGGAATTACAACGTAGTAATTATGTTCAAGAGAGGGAATTTCCCTCTCTTGTTTTACAGGAGTAAAAATGGATAAACAATTAGTTGGAGAATTACCTGACATAACTCAATCATCAAATGACAATGAAATTATGGTTATAACCAATTCTGAATATAACCAGTTAAAAAAAGAAAAGATTTCAGATTTTTTGACTGATATGATTTCAAAAGATGAAACAAATGCATTGATTAAAGGGGCAGATAATAAGCTATTTGTAACTAATTTTGGGAATGCAGATAACATTACAAGTGGCACAATTGATAAAGATAGATTACCCGCTATCGAAGTTGGAGATTTACCTGATAGTGGTGTAATAGCAGAAACTTACCCATACCCTGTTAATTTACAAGTAAATCAAAAAGGACAGGTTGTATCAGTTGAAGCAGGAGAACCTGGAGCAAATAATGCAAACACAGATTTGTCAAATATTACAGAAGCAGGGAAAGCTGTAATTAACCATTTCTCCACATCTATCGGTGATCCAATAATAACACTTTCAAATACCTTAGGAGATAATGAAATCTGGCTTGAGGGTGGAACTGTATCGAGAACAACATACGCGGAACTATTTGCAATTTACGGAACAACTTACGGAGCAGGTGACGGGTCGACAACTTTTGTTCTGCCTGATTTTAGAAACCGTGCCGTCTGGGGGTCTAACAATTTCGGCTATATAGCAGCAGGGCTGCCGAACCATAGCCATCAAGCTACCTTGCATGGTATAAACATTCAAACAACATGGGGTGCTGGTTTTATATTAATAAATGCCCCTCAGTATACAGTCCAAAATATACAAACAACAGAAGCAAGTACAAATAATCCTATATACAAGTCTGGTTCTACTGTTCAACCACCTTCGATAAAGGTAAGAGTTAAAACACGATATAAGTAGTTATTTATACTTTGTCTTAACTCTAACTTTAATGGATGCGGGCTGCACTGTTTTTATACTATTTGAGTAAATAGTATTTGAACGTGATGCATCAAAGCGCAACTCATTATATTGACATCCACTAGCACCAACACTTTGAGCTATAGCTGAATGCTTTATATATATAGCGGACGTTGGCGCATCTTCCCCCGCACCAAATTGGCTTAATACTCTGGCATTAATTGTAGTTCCCGTGATATTCGGCAGCCCTGCTGCTATATAGCCGAAACTGTCGGAATGATGAGTTTATATAATAAAAAAATAGGAGAAATTATGAATATCTATAACTATGATGAAAAAACAAAAGAATATTTATCTACAACAATAGCAGAGGCTGATCCTGAGGAAACAAAGCTTAAAGGGAAATTTGTTCCACTAGTTTCTGCAAATGCTACACTTATTGAAGTCCCTGAATATGGAGAAAATGAAATTCCTGTATTCGAAAATGAAAATTGGGTTATAAAACCTGATTACAGAATAAATTTTTATAAAGTTGACGACAATTTAAGTGTTCAAGAAATTAAAACAATCGGAGATCAAGAAGGCTGCTACATTGTAGATAAGACTACAGGGGATTTGATAAAACAAAATCCGGATAAATTCAAAATTGTAGATAATCAGGTTATTGCAAAAACTGATGATGAATATCAGGCAGAACAAGAGGAAATAGAAAAAAACAGAATTGCAATGCTTAATTTGACTGCCGCAGATGTTGAACGTGCTATTTATAAAGTTAAAGGGATGGACTTTGACGATGTTGTTTCACTTGTTGAAACTCAATCTTTATCGGAAGATGATAAGACATCAATTGACATAAAAGCCTTAAAAATAGAACTCCGTGCAAATAACTTTTACAGAGGTAATCCTTATATAAACACTGTCGGAACACTTCTGGGCTTTAGCGAAAAGCAAATGGATGAGTTCTTTGAAACAAATGATTATACAAAGCTTTTAGAAGAATAAGATATTGAAAAATCGACAACCCCGTATGATTATAGTAATATAATTATGCAGGGTAAAAGATGCTCTTTTGAAACGGAACTGACCGACACTTACATTGTAGACCTCGGGTTGGTTCCCGACTAGAAAGGGGGCTGATATGGATAAATTCAATATTAGTTTATTACTAATTTTTATGATTTTATTTGTATTAAAAAACGGCTCTTACCTGAACAGATAAGAACCGTTAGACCTCTAAGGGCATCCGGCTAGCTTGGCAAGCTGCCACCCTGTGCTTATATTATTTACTATTTTCTCCGGTTTGTCAAGTGTAGGCAATAGAAAAATTAAGGAGGAAATTATGGAAGAAAAAAAAGGCGTTTCTCAAGAAGCAAAAACACAAATAAAAGACTTGTGGCTTGATGTTGGAGAAAACGTTGCCGCAAAATGTTATGTAAAATTGATTGAGACTATTGATATTCTTGCAAAAGATACCGATAATATTGCCGCAAAATTGGCAGTAGCAACAATGCAGGCAATGCAGCCTGTTGTAATGTCATTGCTGGATTTAATCGACGGTGTCAAAGGCGATATTGAGGTTGAGGCATAATGTTTGACATTTCAGACGCGATAAAATCAGTTGGAGAGGCTTTTACAAGCCTTTTCAACTATTTTAAAACAGCTAAGGAAGAGCAATGCGAAACACAGATTGTCAAGGATAAAAAACGTCTTAAAAGAGCCACAAATGTGGCAGAAGAAGCCTTCAGACTGATTGATGATAACAAACATTATCTGCCAGACAACGTTGTGAAAAAGTATGAAAAATTACGCAAAGAATTTGACGAGGAAGACTAATGCAGGTAAATTACACAAGTTTTGATAAGGCTATAGGATACGATTACAAAAACAAAAAGAAACCGTTTTATTTGATACAGCCTATTTATGTAATTGTCAGCTATGCTAACAAAAAAATTTATTTAAGGCTTGACGATCTGAATTTTACATCTGACGGGTGTACTTTGTGGAAAGTATTCTGGTTAATTCTAGGATGCCCTCATACTCCACAATACCTGCCTGCAAGCCTTATACACGATTGGATATTGGCAAACCCGCAATCTGTAAATTACAGTAGAAAACTGGCAAGCAGAATTTTTAAAGCAGCTTTATTAAATGAAGGCGTAAACCCTTTTAAAGCTCAATTAATGTATCTTGCAGTTGATATGTTTCAAGCATTAAAAAATTTAAATACAAAGAAATGGAAATAGATGGATAATTGGTTAATATATGCCCCATGCGGGCTTTTTGTAATAAGTATTTTAGTTAGTTTAAAATTGTTTGCTCGAAGTGATGAATTGACAGCATTGGAAGCTAAGATAATGACTTATGCCGTAGAACATTTTGTAAGCAAAGATACTTACAGCGACAATCACAAGGCATTGCAAGACCAGATGTTACAGATACATCAGGATGTTTCAGATGTAAAAAACATTCTTATAGGTATAGTTAATGACCGTAATCGGAGGAATTAATATATGAATTTAACAAATAATTTTACATTAAATGAACTTATTTATTCGACAACGGCAGAAAAAAACAAAATAGATAATACACCGTCACAACCTGTAATTAAGAATTTAAAGGCTCTGTGCGAAAATGTTTTACAGCCTTTAAGAAACAATCTAGGCTGCCCGATTGTAATAACGAGTGGATTTCGCTGTGCCGTTTTAAATAAACGTGTAGGAGGTGCTTCTAATTCACAGCATTTATACGGTCAAGCTGCAGATCTGATTGTTCCTCAAAAGAACTTAAAAGATGTATTCAATTATATCAAAGCTCATTTACCTTATGACCAGTTATTATACGAGTACAGTAAAAGCGACAAATGGATACACGTTTCGTACAGAGCAGACGGTCATAACCGAAAACAGGCTATTGATAATTACAAAGCATAGCTTTTTATATATGAATGCATATTATGCATTCCTCCTTTTTAATATATAATTCGGCTCCGGTGATTAATTTCGCCGGAGATTTTATTTTGAAAAAAAATAAGCCTTTTATAAAATTTTACCGTGCTCAAATCGTGCTCAATTTTACTCAATAAAAGTTGTAAAAATTGAAAAATAAAGAACTAAGAAAACTTTATAAAAGGCTTGATATTAATATAAACTTGCAAAAGTTGTAAAAGTTGAAAACCCGTGATGTTGAATTGTTTATCTTCATCACCCATAGGTTAAATCCCTTATGCTTACTTTATTTTACGTTTTCGTGCTCAATTTGTGCTCTATTCCTTCTTTTTTATGTAAATCATTTAGGATTTTTAAAGCTTCAAATTTGACACTGGGCATATAACTGGCATATACATCTAATGTCATTTTTGCACTGGAATGTCCTAATTGTTCTTGTACATACTTTATCGGCACTCCCTTACTTAATAAAAATGTCGCGTAAGTATGTCTTAGATCGTGAAACCTTATTTGTATTTTTTCATCTTCTGGTAAATCTTTATTTACTAATTTCAATGTAGCATAAAAATAATGCCTTTCCAAGGACGAAGGATGTAAATATTGACCTGTAGAATTACAAAAAACGATTTTTGATAAAATTGCTTGTTGTCTTTTGTATTCCTGTAAAATTTTAATCAAATTATAAGGAATATCTACAGATCTTACCTTGTTACTTTTAGTTGTTGTTTTTTCTTTTTTGTATACCTGCTTATTAACTTTAATTCTCGAATTCTTAAAGTCAACATCTGACCATTCCAAAGCAAGTAGTTCCCCACGCCGCATTCCTGTGTATAATGCCGTCGCAAGTAATGTATATACTTTAATGCTTTTACGTTGTGCTGCTTCTAAAAATAGTTGAATTTGATTTTCATCTAAAACACATATGTCCTTCTTTTCTTCTTTTAGTTTATCACTTTTTAGAATAGGGCTTGAGCTAATAAACTTATTTTCTATTCCATAGTTAAATATAGCTCGCAGCAAATGAAGAAGTTTATTGATTGATAAATTACATAACCCTTTTGTCTTTAGTGAAAATATAAGGTTTTCTATGTCTTTATGCGATAGGTTTTTTACAATTTTGGGCATTAACGTTTGAAAATGAGCATTAATATATCTTTTGTATAAATCTGTTGTTGATTGTTTACATTTTAGCTCACAATGACGGTTAATAAAAATATTGGAGAGAGTAACAAATTTTATATCAGTGTTGTAATCATATATAACATTCGGCAAATCTAATTGTGCCTCTAAAAGTGATTTATACCCACTTTTGCGATATTGTTTACCGTCAATGACGTAGTTTATTTCATAACAGGTATGTTTACCTGATTTATTTTTCCAAGTCCTTTTTCTTATGCTAGCCATAGCTTACGCTCCTATAGTCTTTAGTTTTTCGACTTCTGATACTTCATAAAAAATATTGCGACCTATTTTGTGTCGTGTTAAATATCCGTATCTTACCCAATTATCTACTGTTGAACGTGCAATATTAAATATTTTTTGTATATCTCTTGCTCTTAAAAATTTTTCTTCGGTTGTTCCTTTATTCATTTGTATAACATTGTTTTTCATATTTTTTCTCCTTTTTAAAATAACTTCATGAAATTTTCTTCATGAAGTTTTGTTACATTATTTTACCTGCTTCTTGAGTTCTAATTTCAAGAATTTTCATTATTTTTATCTTTTCCTATTAGTTGTCATATTTACCCCGAACAGCTCGCGGACTTGGTGGTCAAAGATTTTAGAATTATGTTGGCATATATGCAGTATTAAATTTTTAAGATTGTTTTTTTGATAATTAGCAAAATAATGGTCAATATTTGTATCAAATTGTCCGTGGTATGAGCCATCAACTTTATATAGTTTTAATGTGTCGAAATCCCTTTTTATAATAATTTCAATCAGCTCCAGCAGAATGCGGTCGGTGATTGTAGGGTAGTGATACTCACCCCAATAGATACAATCGTTCGCAGGTGTTGGAGTGAGCTTTTTATAACCTATTTTAATCATACCTGCATCTACTAATTTTTCTCGTGTTTTGAAAAATTCTAACCCGCGAGGTACTTGAGCGTAATTAAACTGTTGATGCTCTAATATATTGCATTTAATCCCGAACGCGTCAAAGAATTCCTTTTCTAGTTCTGTTGTCATCGCTTATCTCCTTATAATCCTATTTTTAAAATTCTGTCTAAATATTCATTATACTTTGACGGTTTAAACCATTCATTTTGTTGACCTTTCCACCTTAAATCTAAAAGTTGTTCTAATTCATCATATGCGGCCATATATCCTGCAAGGGTTTCAGCCATTCTTTTGTAAATTTTTGAATTGTAATATTTCCCGTTCCTAAAATTTTCTGTCATTCTGGATATTTTATATCTATATTCAGCTTGCAAATTTCCCAAATCTTCACCTAATTCGCCTTTACTCATACTTCCACACCTCCGATTTGATTGCCCGCTTGATTTTATTAACCTTACACTCTTCCACAGATTTGAGTATATTAAAAAGCACTATTAGGAAATCTTTAGTATCTGCTATTTTACTATCTGATGTAATAAAATAAGCTAACGTATTACCAAAAGGGTTCGTGTTTACTTTTAGGTTAAACAGCTTCACAAAGTTTTCTGGCTGCGTGAAGTCGGGAAATATTTCATATTCGTTCCCGTCGTAGTCTTCAATTATTTTTGCTTCAATCCCGCAAATCTCGCACAGCTTTTTTGATAAGTTTTTATTCGTCATCTTATTTCATCTCCATAAATTCTTTTACGTTGTCTTGCATTGGGTACACGCATTGATGAAAGCGCCGTCAATTATTATCTGTTCTTTATCTGTCATTGTTGTTTATCCTTCAATTTGTAGTACATTGTCATTAGATTTTTATTCCGGAGCTTTTCTGCTTTACATTGGGATTTAAGCTCATTAAGTTTCCGAACTAAGTTATTGTTGTCTTTCTGTAAATCTTTGTTTTGCTGTTTTAATCCCTCATTTTGAGATTTTAAAAGGTTGATTTCTTGTATACTAAGCATTTTTATATCTCCCTTAAAGTCAATTGTTTTGCTGTTTTCACGTAGGGTTTTGCACTTACTTTTTCCAACTCGGAAAGTGCCTGTCTGTTCCAATATAGGATTTTATCTTTGTACTTGTTGTTTTTTTCTTCTTCAAAATCACTTTCAAAGCCGAAAAATTCGTCAATTATTTCAGACCATTTCCATTTTTCGATATAGCGTAAAACAAGGATTTTACGATAATTCCATTTTTTTATACGGGCAATTTGGGTTTTAATTATTTCTTTTTCAGGTTTAAGCCAACTTTCATAGTCAGCAAGTTTTGTATTTATTTTTTGCAATGTCATTGCATAATGTTCTTCCTCACTGATTTTAGAGCCGTTACCGGATGTAACCTTTATTTTTGAGTAGTCTATGCCACGTAATGTGCTTATTCTCTGAATGATATTTGCCTTTTGATTTAAGAGATAGTTATATTCCTTTTCTATTTCTGAATAATTGTCAAGCCTCTCTACCGTTATAGGTTCGTACATAGTGACCTCTTCTTATCTTATTTCATAATATTTTCTCGATATGCCCAACTAACAAGATGAGGACGGTTTACTGTCCCTGTTTTTATCAAAAGATTGCCAAAAATCTTTCTAATCATTGAATATGAGGTGTTTAAAAACATCGCAATTTCTTTATCCGTATAACCTGCAGCTATAAACTCAATTACTTTCTTTTCTTTGGGGGTTATTGTTGTCTTTCGTTTTTTCTCTTCCATTGGTTTATTTCCTTTTGTTCATAACAAACTTTGCTGTTCTGTAGTTGTATCTTTCCATTGTGTATAATTTTGCATTTCTGTTATTGTGATCTCTATTCGAGGATTATACTTATCGTGATAAACGCGGGATCCATCGTGTGATGCAATAATATCTCTGCAATCATCTACAATTAAACCTGATTTAACTGCTGCATCATCTATTGCATTTAAAAGATTTGGTAAATCTATCCGCCTTTTAGTTTCTGTGAAAAAAGTACACTGCATATTGACAGGGTAGTTTATAACCCCTGTAGTATTTTTTACGTGTTTAAGATAAGGCAGACAGGCTTTTTCAAATTCCATATATGACTTAGAAGGAAGTAACACGGGAAATTTACCCCGCATTACTATCTGCCCGTTATTCTTCTTAGTGCGTGGCACTACAGGGATTGTAAACTCTATCATTCTTATTTCTCCTCTGTGTTATCAACAACAAGTTTCATTTGTTTTGTCCTTGTTTCGCCGTTAATATATGCTTTTGCTTTTTCTATAATATTGTGTAATGCTTCTTCGTCTTTACCAGAAATACAAAATGTATTTTCATAACCTTCTTTGTAAATCGGTAATAACGGAGTTGAAATATTAATTACTGCATTATTTTGGTCATTAAAAGCGTATTTAACAGAATACAAAGCCTTTTCTAAAAAATCTGATTTTCCGTAATCAAACCTTATAACATTCATTGTTATCTTTGATGTTTCCGATGCTAATTTCGGAATACAACTTGTAAAACCTGTTACCGCATTCTGAAAAGCTTTTGAAAATTCTTCTGTAATCTGGTCTTTACCTGTAAAGCTTACTTCCTGTGCGGATAAGTCATTTGACGTTTTATAAAAAATAGTTGCGGTATTGTCATTATTGACTTTTACCTTTTGAATAAACATCAAATTCTTGCTTTGGGTTGTGCTCTCTTTTTCTTTTGCTGCTGTTTGTGCCATTGTTTTAACCTCTCTTTCTTATGTTTTGTGCTGTTTCTCGCAATAGTTTTAAACCTGCTTTATCTTCTTCTGGTGTAGATTTTTCAATTTTTTCGGCAGGCGGAATAACTTCTTTTGCTTTCTGTCGTTCAAGTTTTTTCTTTGCCTTTTCCAATTTCGTTAAGCAGTCGCCATTTTCGATAAGCTTTCTTATATATGCATCAATATCTTCAATTTTATTTTTGCGTTTTTTGTTTGTTTCAAGAAGATAATTTTTTAAAATTTCTCTCTCCTCTATAGAGAGAGATAATTTATTATCTCTCTCTTTATTTTCATTAATTGTTTGTGTCCGTTTGTTGTTTCGTTTGTTGTCTTTTTTTTGTTTTTTTTGTTGTATCGTTTGATACTGGTTATATTTTAAAATCTTGATTATACTGTGATTTTCAACGATTTTTTGTTGTATCATTTTTTCATTTTTTAGTTGTTCCAAAAATCGCCTTAATTTATTTCTTGACCATCCAAACAAGTCAGCGAGGGCTTTTTCGGAATAGCCACACTCTCCACGTTGAACTTTAACTAACGTTCCGTTTTTAACCCTGATGTATCCTAATGTATGATTTGCTAACGAAATAAGTTGGATCCAAGCATAACCTTTGCAAAAAGGTTTAATATTTAACAAAGGATTATCTAAGAATTTTCTGTACAATAATATATAACCTTCTCGCATTTTCTCTCCAATCAAAAAGCCACCCTTGATAGAGTGGCTTTTAACATTTAATAATTTAAATTGTATCTTAAATTTTATCTTTTAATTTAGGGTTCATCCGTAGTTCTATATTTAACTTTGAACGAAAAACTATGTCTGTTAAAGTTGTAACTTGCTCCATATCTTTCATCTTTAAATTTGGAGATACCCTTTTCCCATCATCATCTATGATATAACCTTCTACATAAAAATCATCTTTATCCATTTATTAATCTCCTTTCTGTTTTAATCATAACAGAAAAAATTTTCTAATTAAAAACAATCAAGTCATCAGGCAATATAAGTTTTTCTAACTTCTTTGTCGCCCTGCAATAATCACAATGCCCGCACCTTTTTGGTTCTTCATTAAAGTTTTTGACGTCGATTATTCTCTGCATCTTCCAACGTAACTCTCTACGTTGGAATTCAAGTTGTTCATCAGGGATTAATATGCAATCCAAATCAGGATATTCCTGTTTATCTACTGCAGCGATTATACAAGGTAAAGTTTCTCCTGTATTTTGTCTTACTATTTCCTGATAAATTCCAAGTTGTAAATCATAGCCCCATTTTTCAATAAAACTTTGTTTCCATCCATTTTTATAGGAAACATCACGAAGTTTTTGAACAACTTTTAAATCAACAATAGCCTCATGCGGGATGTAACTATCCATTTTAATTTTCCATTTTGCCCCGAAAAGCTCGCCTGTCATAATTACTTGCTTTTTACCTGACATACATTTCATAAAAAGTTCTTCTTTTTCAACTCTTTGAATAATGTTTTCTGCTTTTATATAGTCAGATTTTAAGCTTCCGTCTTTTTTGAATATTTCAGGAGTGCGGGCTTTAAAGTCCTCTAATGTTCCCTCAAAGTAGCTGTCAACGTAAGAGCCGATTAACATCGGGGTTGTGGGCGGTTCAATCCACTCCCCGTTAATTTTTGCCATTGCATAAGCTTCGCATTTCAAAAAATCTTTTACTTGTGAAACGCTGAAATATGCCTGGTTAGCCTTTTGTGAATAGTAATTGTCGTTATTCAACTTCATTTCTTTCACCGTAAATTTCTTCTAGCTGTTCCAGTTCTTCATTAGTCGGTTCATATTGTTTCTTTTTACCGTCTTTGCCTGATGATTTTAACTTAGCTTCGGTTTCTTCTTTTTGTTTTTCTGCTACGGTCGGAACTTCAAAATATTGCTCAATTGGTGCAAAATTATTTTTGATTGAGTTGTAAATGCTGCCAAGATCAACAATATTTTTTGCAATAAAATTGTCGCATTTTGTACCAACGCGTTTTTCAATCATTTCTTGAGTAACTCCTAACTCTTCAAACATTTTCAACATATCGGTTACCCGTTCTTTTAATGGTTTTGTGTTTGACCCGATTAAAGTTTTTTCGCATTCGTTCAAGAAGTCTTCAACAACATCACCCGGTAAAATTTCCAAAAGTACGGCTCTTTTACGTCTTGCACCGTCATTTGCAATACGCTCGTAAATATCTCTTGGGTCAGTTAATATTGTATTACCGCCGTTTTTTGTGTATCTTGTATGCGGAACTTTAAAAATTCTTTCAGCTCTTACGTTGCTTTCCAAATCCCAAGCAAAAGCAAGAACTTCTGATGTATGATCTGCAGTATTCTGACTTAGTTCTTTAATACCGTAAGAAATATTCCCCCAGTACTTCGCAATTGCTTCCGCTGCTCTGACAGACGGTCCTTTAATCTGCTGTCCGCCTCTGGGATAACAATAAGTCGCTTTTTCTGCCAATGTCAAACGCTTTGCTGCTTCCATTATCTTTCTTTGAGCCTGCATTTCGTTTCTTGGAAACTGGCGAGCCATAAAAATGGCACCTTGTACTTCTTGTAAAGCTCTTGCTTTTTCAATTTCCTGACCTACTGTCGGGAAATTTGTTGTTTGCACTTTTTCTTGTTCTGTTAAATAATTCATTTTTTAATTCCTTTCTTATTTGTAAAATTCAAACCAATCTTTAGCGTATTCAAACTCTTCTTTGCTTATTTTTCCGTTTTGAAATAAAGTTTCGCAATTATCTAAAGAAAGAGAGCTTGTCGCCAAAAGGCTTTCAAGCTCCGTATCATAGTTATATGGATCAAGTTGTAAGAAGTTATCTTCATAAGCCATTTTTATCTTGCCTCAATCAGTTTTTTGTACCATTTATTTATACTGTTTTCTTTTTCGCATCTTTCTATATCTGCATCTGCAAGCATAAATGCAGGGATAGAAACTTTACCTTGATTAATTGTGTTGTAATAACCAATAAGTTTGTCGCGTAAGCATCTCTTGCGCATTTCATAAGTTTGTTGTTTCAAACCTTTTAAAAAGCTTATTACATTACCCATCTGTCTACCCTCCTAAAACCATCGCTAAAAAACTACCGAATAATAATGTTGTGGCGAGAAATTCGCCCAAGTTTTCTTTTTGCATTTTTCAATCCTCTTTGTTAATGTTTTAATCCTTCAAAAGAAAAACGGGGCTGTAGTCAAGAAGCAAATGATGAATAATTTCACGAATTATAGGGAACAGCCCCGAGTAAATCTCTTTAATTATTTTGAAAAAAAGCTTTGAAGGTCGAAGATCCATATTGGCCTTCAGTGGCTTTAAAAACTTCTTCAAGTGTCATTTCAGATTTATACTTATCTTTATTGTTTTCAAGATAGTTATTAGTCCCAAAGCTGCAAGCCCCTGTTATGGTTCTGTATGCTATTACCCAAAACTCAAGGGAGTTTTTACTATTAAGCTTCAAATCTTTATATCTGCTTGTATCTCTATCAGAAGTTTTAAAAAGCCAGTCAAAATATGCTTGTTTTACTGTGTTACCGTGTGCATAAATACCGTTTTTGGCGAAAATATACGCTTTTCTATTCTCAATTTTGACAGTTAAAATATTTTTATTCTGTTTTATTACTTCACAAAATATGCCATCAATTTTTCTATATTTACCGTTTTGCCAAGACAATTTCGACATAATATAATTTTTATGCTTGATATAAAAGTCGTTCGGGAGTTTTTTAATTTTACATTTTTCATTCTTATTTATGTTTGTACTTCTCAAGTACAAGCCCCCTCCAACCGTCAGGTTATCAGGTAAAGAGCTTATGTTTGTACCTT